ACACCAGCCCTGTTAAGTGCTATCTGTACCTGTGCCATAATGGGCCACCATCACTTTCTTATTCCACTGGAGCGGAACCATGTCATCAATGCCCTGGATTGTATGCCCGAAGATGCGGAAAGTCTCGCCAAAGAACTGCACGAGCTTTCCGGCAGACCAGTCATGTGTATCGCCCTTGGGAATCCCAAGAATGTACACCGCTCTGCTCCCATACAGATCCATAGCGTCAATCTGCTCTGCATCTGTCGGCTGTCCAACGATGACATCAGGCACATCCGCCCATGCTTCCACCATCACAGGAACATTGAAAGCATCAACGCCAATCTCTGTCAGCTCCTGCAGCTGTATGGTTATTCCGTGGATCCTGCCGGCCATAAGTCAATCACTCCAAATCTCTGCCGCCTTATTCCGAGGCGCTTCAGGTCATTCCGCATGATTGCCCCGGAAATACCGCCGCCGGGGACCGCATAAGTCCCCGACCAGCTGTATCCAAGTGCGCTCTGCGTTTCCTGCGTCATCGGTTCTCCCTCCTGGGACTGCCGAAGCACTCTGACAACGATGTCAACAGTGACCATTTTGGCCACGTTTGCCAGTGCGTCATTCTCATAAATCATCTGCTGAAGGTTCTGACCGACCCTCTCCGCTTCCCAACAGAGCGCATCAGAGACCATCGGCAGGAGCGCTGTTATGCGCCCCTGCTCTGACTCTGTAAATGCTTTGCCGGTGAGCGTCTGAACGTCAGCAAGTGTCGCAAAGGCGCTCATAGGTCACCTCCGATTAAGCGTGTGTGCGGGTGATCTTATTGAAGCAGGAAGTGTCGCATCTGAAGCCGATTTCGATTTCTGCTCTGACGGCGAACATATTGCGCTCCCAGAGGCTGGTCAGTGCGTTGCTGATGGTCAGAGTAGCGGTGTCGCTCATGTCGATCTTGACGCCTTCCACAACGCCGTAGACGGCCTGTGTCCAGTCACCGGCAAAGCCGAGAACATCGGGAGTAGCGTTCTGGCCAGAAGTGCCATCCTTGTAAACAGCCTTGCTGTAAGCAACGGGGTTGCCAAGGATTCTGGGAACAGCGCCTTCAGCTACGGAGTTAACGAACAGAGGACGGCCAGTGCTGTCAACAGCAGTAAGCAGCTCACCCTTGCCCTGTGCAGAGATGGCAAAGCCGTTGCAAAGGCCGCCGGCGGTAGCGATAGCAGTATCAGCGGCTACCAGAGCCTTGTAAACGCTGTTGCCGTTGCCGGAAATGGTCTGAGCGGTAACGGATGCCAGGGTATCGAAATTGGATCCGGGAGCGGTGCCATGGAAGACGGTAGCATCAAACTTCTGAGCCAGGGCCAGAGGCAGACGTGCGACCAGAGCATCATACAGACCGGCCATGTCTCTGCGGAACTCGTCAGAGAAGGGAACGATGACGGCCAGCTTGTAACCCTGCATGATCTTTGTGGACAGGGAAGGATTGGAAACAGGCTTGATTGCAGTTTCATCTACCCAGCTTGCTTCGGGATCGCCGGTGATTACGGGAATTGTAAGACCTCTGCCGGGCAGAGCGATCTTGCGGGCCAGAGCCATAACAGCGGACTGCTCCTGAGTCTTCTGCATGATCTCAGCGGATACTTCTGTGGGGAGTGTAATATTTGTTCTGTTGGTATTGATTCCAGACATAACTTTATCCTTTCATTACTTGCCGAGGGCTTCAAGTGCCCAGTCGGCGAACTGATTTCTTGTAGCTGCTTTGCCGGATTCAGCGCCTGCGCTTCCAAGGGGAGTAGGCTGATTCGTCCTGCCCGCATAGGCGTTAAATTCGCCTACCAGCTTCTGGGCGTCAGCTTTCCATTCATCCTCATTGGATCCCTGGAGCCTTCCGGCCTGATCGATGCTCAGACCTGCGTTGAGTGCGATTCTCGTTTTAACCAGGTCGGTCCTGTACACTTCGCCCTCTGCGATCTTGGCATCCTTTTCCGCAATCAGCTTCTCAGTAGAAGCAGCAGCAGTCTGAAGGGTCTCGATCTGCTTATTAAGGTCTGCCGTAAGAGCGGCAATATCATCCGGGCTTTTCCATCCCTTGTCTTTCAGTTCGGCCTCGAACTGCTCTGCATACTTTTCACGGTCTCTTTTGAGCCGTGCGCTGATAGCGGCGTCAAACGCCTCCTGAGTATCGATAACTTTAAATTCTGACATTATTTTCCTCGTTTCCCCGCTTACCGGGCGGTAATCCGTAAAATATTGTATTAAAAAGGCTCCGGAGATAACCTCGGGGCCTTAATAATGGACTTTTTGTACTCTCTTTTCTGGCTTTGTTTCTGAGCATACCCAATGCGCCAGTATCATGCTGTCGAGCAAGGCGATATCGGCCCCATCCAGTGAGGATTGATAGCCTAATCCACCGTTCGCACCAATTTTCCTGCGTTCGCAGTTGCTGACCACCTGTGTGACCGCCGATTGACGCATATGACAGAATGTAGCCTGCTCCATCGCCATATCAAAGACCGAATTGGCCTTGATGACGTTGGCAACCGTGACGGTCTCAACGTGCTTTATCTTTGCCTCTTTTGCGGCATCCAGAAGGACCTCTAGACCGTTCTTTCCGTCAACAACAGTCTTTCGGACGTCTGCCGTGGCAAGGAAGTCCACGATCCAGCCGATGCCCTCACGGATGGGCCGACAGCCGACCACCTCTGAGAAGATTTTCCCGTCCGTTGTCCGGGCCGCAATGGCAAGCGCAGCGTTCTGGCCATCAACGCCAAATTTGACGCCTGCAAACAGCTGTCCCTTCAACGCAGGAAGTTTGGAAACCTCAAGGGCCTCCCATTCATTCCGGCTGATTGCGCTCTTTTGGTTGTACTTAATCCACAGGCCGAGGCGCTGGATATTGAAATCCGTCTTATCCTCACCGATTTCCGAGCGGATTGTCCTTTCTTTGAGTACCGTTCCGAGTGACGGGTTGGTTTCATACCATAAATCCACGTCATTCGGGTCGGACATCTCTGGAACAGACCATTCTGCCCAGCCAGATGCGTATGATTCACTCTGAAGGACTTTCTTTCGGAAATTCGGAAAGACTGTACCGGCAGAAATCGCTGTTGGCGGCGTTCCAAACAGAATCGTTTGAGGATTTGGGGAGTCAGTGACAACATACTTAAGTGCCGTCTCCTGCTCCGGGGTATACTCTTGAGCCTCATCAATTATCAGCAGGTCATAGCCTTCGCCAAGTCCGCCGGAGGATGTCCGGGTTCGGAACTCGATCACGCCGTCTGTATCGGCGTACAGATGCTCTTTGCCAAAAGCCTTGAACGAAGATGTGATATTGATACCACATTTCGGGCAGAGACGGCTGAGCCTGTCCCAGATGGAATGTGCTGTTGATGCTCGATGCGCTGTATATAGGATTCTCTCACCAATCTTCAGACCATATACGCATCTTGCAAGGGCCATTTCCGATTTGCCGTTCCGCCTGGGCACGCTGTACCCAAACTTCTGATGCACCCATAGGCCGTCATCGTCCACGGCCATGATGTCATAAGTGAGAGAGACCTGCCAATCCAAGGCTGCCTTTGGGCTCTCATTATAAAGCTCGACAGCCTCGGGGCCTTTTGTGTCATGATAAGGGAGTATAACGGACACCGTTGGGGATTGACGCCCAACTCTGTCCATGCGTTATACCTCCTCTGTTGTAACAGGATCTTTATTCCGCATGCCGACCACCTCCTAGTCCAGATTCGTCCATGTTCCTTTGCTTGCGGACCATGTCCTGGTCCGGCCCACTTCATAAGTGATCACGCATCCACAGCCGTCATGCCTCTCAAAGGCACCGGCGTTGTAGGCTTCCTGGTAATTATCCCATTCGCCCTCACGTTCCAGGCACCACTGGCAGGGCTCTGCCCATTTCGTTCCGGCATGCAATCCACGGTCATCATATTTCCGAACGATATGGCAAGTCAGACCCATTTCACTCTGAGCCGATGCGTTCTTACTAATTGTTCTGTCAACTGCCCCCATTGTCTCTTTGATGACAAGGTTCTTCAGATGTTCAAAGGAAGGATCCTGTGAATCAATCAGCTTTGCCGCCATAGTTCGTGCAACTTCGGGAGAATAATCAGCTGTCAGTGCTCCAATATTCAGCCTGGCCCGCCGGTTGACCGCTCCCTGGGCCCGCATGCAGACCGCCGTCACGTTCCCGTGATTGGTCTTGAGACAGGCATCGAGAAGCTGGGTCAGTTCATCTTCTGACATGTTCGCAATGTCAGCAAGCGCCGAAATAGTCTGTGCCAGTTCATCCCCGGAGCCCTTTGCATATGCCATAGCATCAAGATAATCCTTGGCGTTCTTATATAGATCTGACAGCCGGCTGTTTTTCCGAAGCCTGAGCCCGTATGTTCTTAAAATGTAATTTACATCAGCCATATCAGATACCCGTCAGCTCGTTCAGCTTATCCTTTGTGAAATAGTCCGGGAAGGCCGTCTGGATCTTCTGCACCGCATCGCCAATGCCGGACAGGCTGGAAACATCAGGCTCAAAAATAGGAGCCCATTTGATGACCGTGTTATACAGCTGATTCCGCTTGTATTCCTGCCCATCTCTGAGACATGCTGCAAGGTAACCGGCATTGAGAAGGCCAACACTGAAATCCCTCTGAGCCTTGCGGGCCATAAGCCTCAATGTTTCGTGGCTTGCTTTGATCGCTTCGGAGCTGGAAGGATTCTGAGACGGGAAGCCCAGGTCATCAAGCGTCAGACCAGTCTCGCCTGCAAAAATCCCTGCCAGTGCCTTTATCTGATCAAGATGCGGTGCCATGCTCTGCTGAGGGAAGGACCCGACAACAGGATGTTCCTGGTCTCCGTCCTTATCGAACCTCAGCATTGCGCTCATGACTGCCTTCCAGCTGTCGATCTCCTGCGCATCGGGATCCATGCCGAGAACATACCGCTGAGGATAGCTGTAAAACTCTGCCGATATCTCAGACCTCTTCACCGTCCTGCATGCGCTGTCCTGAAGATCCATGCACGCCCTTGTAATCCGACTATGCCCGAATGGCCGCTTGGCATCCGGCTTGTAGATGACAGGGACCAGAAGCGGATACGGTGCAGGATGCTTAAAGGTTCTGACATACTGCCCATTCTCATACACATCCGTAGCATGAGGCTTGAAATACGCCTCAACAGTCGGCCTGCCCTGGTCATCGACCTCCAACACCGCATAGCCCTCTTTGAGCATGTTGGTGATCGGGTCGATAATGCCGGTGGCGTTCCTGGCATCAACAGCCTGCATAAGTGGGGACCCGCCTGCATCCTGTGTAACATACACGAACGAGCAGCTGCAGATCAGCGCACCACGGATAACACTGTCAATCAGCACGTCCTGATTGTTCATCTGGTAGATCCCGCCCAGGTTGTAGGCATCATTATCAAACCTTCCAAACACCAGCCGGTCTGCCAGTGAATCCACGGCCTTGCCGCACCACCCAAGGCTGTACATCATCCACCAGAGCTGAGGCGGAGTAGAAATCCGCATATCCTCAGCCATATGTTTCATCTCATAATAGCTGTATCGCCTGTCTATTCTTGTTTTCTTGCCGGACAGCTTTGTCCGAAGATATTCGATGCCCTTAAACTCTGCCATGTGTTTCACCGTGTGTTTTTTTGTGCA